AACCCCCGAAACAGAACCTGAGGTTCCGATGGAAAACACCCCCGACATCTCGGCGGTGCGGGCTGAAGCGGCTGCTGAGGCTGCCAAAGCTGAGCGCGCCCGCATCTCCGGCATCACTGCTCTGACTGAGAAGCACGGCATGGCTGATCTCGGCCGCCAGCTGATCGAGGGTGGCCGCAGCCTCGACGAGGCTCGCGCTGCTGTGCTCGAGAAGATTGGCGCCAAGCCCGTCGAGACCGTGGCACCCGTTGAGATGGCTGCTCAGGAGCGTGCCTCCTACAGCCTGACCGCTGGCATCCGCGCGATGCTCACCGGCGACTGGTCGAGCCGCGAGGCTGGTCTGGTGCGCGAGCTCTCCCGTGAAGTGGAGAAGTCCGGCATCGCCAAGACCACCGAGCGCTCCTTCTTCGTTCCCTTCGCTGCTCTGAATCAGCGCGCCACCTACGTGACCTCCGGTGCCACCACCGGCGGCAACCTGGTGGCCACCGATCTGCTGGCCGATGACTTCATCGAGTTCCTGCGGAACAACGCCCTGATGCTGCAGCTGGGCGTGCGCACCATGCCTGGCCTGGTCGGCAACGTGGCGATCCCCCGCCGCTCTGGTGTTGCCTCGACCTACTACCTGAGCACCCAGACCACCGCGATCACTCAGTCGGAGTCCACCTTCGATCAGGTGACGATGGCGCCCAAGAACCTGGCCGCGCTGTCCAAGTACAGCCGCCAGACCCTGCTGCAGGGCACCCCTGGCATCGAGGATCTGGTGCGCCGTGACCTGACAGATGGCATCAACCTTGCCATCGATCTCGGCATCCTCAACGGCTCCGGTTCTTCCGGCCAGCCCACCGGCATCATGCAGACCTCCGGCATCGGCTCGGTGGCCATGGGCACCAACGGTGGCGCGATCACCGTTGAGAAGGTGGTGGACCTTGAGTCCGCCGTGATGCAGGCCAACGGTGTGGTGAACGCCTCGAACGTGGCCTACCTCACCAACTACAAGGTCTCTGCTGCCCTGAAGAAGCTGCGCGCTGGTGGTTCCACCACCGGTGACGGCCCCTTCTTGGTGAACGACCAGCTGAACGCCATCGGCCGCGGTCCTACCCCCGCGAACCTGAACGGCTACCCCCTGGCCCTGACCAACCAGGTGCCCAGCACCCTCACCAAGGGCTCCAGCAGCGGCGTCTGCTCCGCTCTGGTGATGGGTGACTTCAGCCAGGCCATGGTGGGCTTCTGGGGCAACGGCCTCGAGATCACTGTGGGCGAGGAGAGCGATGACTTCGCCAAGGCTCTGACCAGCGTTCGCGGCATCGTCACCTACGACGTGGCCGTGCGCGATCCCAAGAGCTTCGCCGCGATCCTCGACATCACCACCTGATAGGAGACGGGGCCGGGCAACCGGCCCCCTTTTTGTTTCGATGAAGGTTCTCATCACGATCGACTGCGCCGCTCGGGGTCAGTTCCTCGAGGCCGGCAAGGTCTACGAGCTGGATGCCGAGGTGGCTGCCGAGCTGCTGCGCGTTGGTCGCGCGGTCACGGCACCTGCTGAGGAGCCCAAGGCGAAGCCTGCACGCAAGGTCAAGGCCGATGGCGCTGAGTGAAGATCTGAACGTCTTCCTCGATGATTTCGGTGTCAGCTGCACGGCTGGCGCCGTGACTGCGCTCGGCATTCTCGACATGCCGAGCCAGATCATCTCCGGCGACATGGTGCTGAGCACCGACTACACGCTGACGGCCCGTGCGGCTGATTTCGGCGGCCTCTACTACGGCGACGGCATCACGGTGGCCGGCGTGAACTACATGGTGCGCGAAGTGCGCAAGCTGGACGATGGCGCGTTTGTTGAAATCGGTCTCACGAACCTGACGCAAGGCCAGCAGGCGCCAGGCGGCCAGCCGAAGACAGACTTCAACCTGTCGGACCTCAACGACGTGAACATCACCAACGCGCAGGCCGGTGATGTGCTGGTCAACGATGGCACAGTTTGGGTGGATGCCAGCTCCATCGATGAGGGCACCTTCTAGCCATGACCAGACGCGAACGGATTCTGGCCGCGATCAGAACAGCGCTCACCGGCACCACGCAGGTGGGCACGCGGATCTACCGCAGCCGCGTGGAGCCCATCAGCAGGGCCGAGAGCCCGGCGATCGTGGTCGAGCCGCTGAGCGACAACGCGGCGCAGAACACGGCGCTGCCGACGCTCGACTGGAGCATGACGGTGCGCGTGACCGTGATCGTGCGCGGCGTGATTCCTGATCAGATCGCTGATCCGATTGTCGAAAGCCTCCATTCACGGCTGATGGCTGATCTGACGCTCGGCGGTTATGCGATCGACATTCAACCGATCAGCGTGACGTTCAACTTCGCCGAAGCTGATGGCGCTGCTGGTGAAATCCAGTGTGACTATCGTGTCTTGTACCGCACGGCGGTCGCAAACCTCGCGAGTGTGTGATGGCTACGATGGTGGATGAACACTGGGGTCAGGGCGGGACTTACCTAGCCGATCCCAAAACCGGCAAGCGGAAGCTCATCGAGCGGACGGAGCCGGCCCAACCCTCCCAACCTGACGAGGTAGAGAGCAATGCCGCTCCTGAGCCGCAAACGCCTGATCCTGGCGAAGACTGAATCCACCTACGGGACCGATTCGACACCGGCCGGCACTGATGCCGTGCTGGTGCGTTCGCTTGAGGTGACGCCTCTCGAGTCGGATGTGGTCAGCCGCGACCTGATCCGCCCCTATCTCGGCAACAGCGACCAGCTGCTGGCCAACTCTCGTGTGCTCTGCAGCTTCGAGGTTGAGCTGGCCGGTTCCGGCACCGCTGGCACTGCACCCCGCTACGACGCACTGCTGAAGGCCTGCGGGATGTCGGCCACCATCGTGGCCAGCACGAGCGTCACCTATGCGCCCGTGAGCGCCAGCTTCAGCTCCTGCACGATCGTCTACAACGTGGACGGCGTGCAGCACAAGCTGACCGGCGCCCGCGGCACTGTGACGATGAACTGCGAGCTCGGGCAGATCCCGACCCTGCAGTTCGAGATGACCGGCATCTACAACGCGCCGACCGATACGGCGCAGCCTGCAGTCACCTACAGCAACCAGGCGACTCCGCTGATCTTCAAGGAGGGCAACACGTCCGCCTTCCAGTTCTTCTCCTATTCCGGCTGTCTCAATTCGGTGAGCTTCAACCTCGCCAATGAGATCATCTACCGCGAGCTGATCGGCTGCACCAAGGAGGTGATCATCACCAACCGCGCGCCTGCTGGTGATGTGTCGATCGAGGCGCCCACCATCGCCACGAAGGACTTCTTCACGCTGGCGCTCGGCAGCACCACCGGCAACCTGACCTTTCTGCACGGCACAACTGCCGGCAACCGGGTAACCTTCACAGCGTCACAGGTTGACGTGACTCAGCCGTCCTACACCGACCAAGACGGCATCCAGATGCTGCAGGTGCCCTACGTGGCACTGCCCACCACCGCCGGCAACAACGAGTTCAGCCTCGCCTTCACCTGATCAAAGGAGCTACTGCATGGCTTTTGTTCTCGCTCAAACTGAGAGCTACAGCTGGCCGGTCACTGTCGAATTCCCCATCGATGGTGGCCGGTTCGAGAAACAATCTTTCGATGCAGTGTTCAAGCGCCTGCCTCAGACCCGGATCCGCGAGATCTGGGATCTGATTCAGGCCGGTGAGCTCAACGATGACGAGCTGTGCGCCGAGGTGCTGACCGGCTGGAAAGGCATTCAGGACGCTAAGGGCGAGGAGGTGCGCTTCAGCGAGAAGGCGAAGGCCGATCTGCTGAACGTGCCGCTGGTCGCCGCGGCCGTGGTGACGGCGTGGCTTGAGAGCCTGGCGAAGGGCAAACGAAAAAACTGACCGAGGCCGCCGAGCACTGGGCCGGCGGCGGCGGTGATTCAGGCAAGCAGCTCGATGACGATGCCGCAGCGTTTGGCGTGATCATGGAGGAGCCTGCACCTCAAAATTTCGAGGTGTGGCCTGAAAACTGGGATGCAGTGGTGATGTTCCTGCGCATCTCGACGCAGTGGCGCACATCAATGGGTGGGCCGATCGGGCTCGACTACGGAGCTCTGGAGTGGCTCTTTAGACTGTACGAAGTGAAGGAGCCGCGCTCCCTCCTGGAGGATCTGCAGGTCATGGAAGGCGCGGCACTGACGGCGATGGCGAAGGAGGACTGAGCCGGTGGCAATGTCCCTCGATACCGCCATCAAGTTCACGGCGAAGCTGGAAGGGCAGGGGCTCGACCAGCTGAAGCGCAGCCTGCAAGGGCTGACGCAGCAGAGCAACGTGAGCAAGCGTTCGCTCGACAACCTCTACACGGCCACCAAGGCGCTGGGCAGCAGCTCAGGCAACACCATCGCAGGGCTGCAGAAGACCGCGGTGGCGCTGCGGGCCTTGAGGGATCAGGCGGAGTTTGGCAGCCGGAAGTTCAAGCTGCTGACCAAGGATCTCGAGTCTGTCGAGCAGCGCCTCAAGAAGTTCCAGAGCACCGCGGAGAAAGGCGGCGGCCTGAGCCGTGGCGGAGCGGCGCTGGCGGGCTTCGCAGGTGGCATAGCCGGCTCGATCGCGGCAAGCGCGCTCGGCAGCGCTCAGCAAGCTGTGACGGGCGTTGCGAGTGTTGGACTGGCAGCGGAGAGCGCTCAGGTCAGGATCAAGGCTCTCTCTGACGAGTTTGGCGAGTACAACCAAGTTCAACAGTCCGTCGCGCGCATTGCCAGCACACTGCGCCTGAGCAACACGGAAGCGGCCGACAGCTTCGCATCGCTTTACGCCAGCCTGCGGCCCACCGGCATCACGGTGCAAGAGCTTGAGAAGGCCTTCATCGGCTTCTCGGCTGCTGCGCGTAACAGCGGCGCCACGGTTGCAGAGACGCAGGGCGCGTTCATCCAGCTGAAGCAGGGCCTCGCGTCCGGCACCCTGATGGGTGAAGACCTGCAATCCATCCGCGAGAACGCACCGCTGGCTGCGCAGGCGATCGCGCGCGAGATGGGCGTCACGATCGGCGAACTGAAAAAGCTTGGATCAGAAGGCAAGATCACGAGCGACATCGTGCTTCGTGCGCTTGGCAAGCTGCAGGACACACAGCTCGGCAAGCTGAACCAGCAGTTCAACACTGGCCAGCAGGCGATCAAGGACTTTCAGGTTGCGAGCGAAGAGCTGGGCAAAACCTTGTCCCGTATCTTCGGCCCTACAGCCGTTGCTCTGCTGCGCAATTTCACGGGCGTGCTGCGCGATGCAACGGACATTCTGGGCTCGATCACGGGCGACGGTGATGCCGGGCGCCGCGCTCAGCTTCGTGTTGAAGCACAGCAGAAGGCGGCCCGAGAAACCGATCAACGCTTTGGAGCCTTCAGCTTCGACCTTGGCGGCAAGAACCAGTTCTTCCTGAAGCGTCAGCAGGAGATCTATCAGGAGCTGCTGGCGGCCGATCAAAAGCGCGACCAACAGCAGGCCCTTACCGCCGACCAGCGCGAAGCCCGTGAAGCGGCAGCAGCTGAGCGTGAGGCTGCACGCCAGCGCGCGCGCGAGGAAGCGCTGAAGGATGAGCTGAAGATCCGCAAGGACGCGGAAGACAAGCTGGCGGATGCCGCGCAGCGCAATGCCGAGCAGCTGGCTGACTTCCAGCGCGACACGATCAAGCGCGCGGCCGAGCTCGAGCGTGATCTCGGCGATGAGCGGCTCAAGCTTGAGCGCAGCATCGGCGATGTGCGCCGCCGGATTGCAGCACAAGAGCAAGATGCGGCGCTTGAGGTTGAGCGCCAGCGGCTGAGTGCGGCAGGCCTAAGCACCGAAGGAATCGATGCTGCGCGTGAGCTCGGCGAGATCTCAAGGCGCTACAGCGAGCGGCGGATCGAAAACGAACAGAACGCCACTGATCGCCAAGTGCAGCTGCAGCGCCAGCTGGAAGAGTTCAAGACCAGCGTGGCCGAAGGCATCGGCAAGATCCAAGAGGGCTACGCGCGCTCGGTGAGCAACATCCTGCAGGACGCAGGAGAGAAGCTCGCCGAGAAGATCCGCCAGGGCGCTCAGGATGCCGCCGACACGCTCGGCGGCGCCGGTGGTGGTGCATCAGGTGCACTGGGGCCGAACCGGCTGATGCCGGGCTCTGTGGGCCGCGGCCAGCTGAGTGTGGGGCAGCTGAAGGCGCTCGCGCTGGCGGCCGGCTTTAACGACCGAGATGCGTCGATCATGGCGGCGATCGCCATGGCCGAGAGCGGCGGCCGCAGCGCTGCGCACAACAACAACCCGCGTACCGGCGACAACAGCTACGGCTTGTGGCAGGTCAACATGCTGGGCGGCATGGGACCGGAGCGGCGCCGTGCCTTCGGCATCGGCAGCAACGAGGCGCTGTTTGATCCAGCGGTGAACGCCAGCGCCGCGCGCAAGGTGTTCGAGAGCCAGGGTTTCGGCGCTTGGTCGGTGTTCAAATCCGGCGCCTACAAGCAGTTTCTGCCCGGCGCGATGCGTGCGCAGGCTGGTGCGCCTCCTGCTCCGATGCTGCCGGGCCGCCCCGGTGCTGCCGTGTCTGGCTTCAACAGTGCGGGCCTGATGGGCGGCCTGCAGCGCGCTGGCCAGCAGCTCAGCGGCGCGATCGGCACCGAGAAGGCGTTGAACGACCAACAAGCATTTAACGACTTCTTCGACGCCTATTTGCAGAAGTTCGGCGAGTACAAGCAAGACCTCAATGGGGTCAACACCGCCGCCAAGCAGCAGTTGGCGGACCAGCAGCGCATGTACGAACTGATGCGCAGCGGCCTCAGCCCTGAACTAGCTCAGCAGCGCGTGGATGCGGAGAATAC